GGCGGTCAGCGCGCGAGGCCGGGCGACGGCCAGGCGGTTCGTCAGGTAGAGCTCGTCGTCCGTCAGCGCGACGAGCGCCCCGGGCTGGACCCAGGCGTGCTCGACGCCGCAGCGGTAGGTCAGGACGTGGCGGCTGGCGCTGCGCCGGACGGCCTGCGCCAGCCCCACCCGGTCGGCAGCGCCGTCGGTGTAGATCAGATCCGACTCGACGCTGTGCAGGGTGCTGGCGGCGGGGTCGGCGCTGGTGAGCAGCGCGAGGCGGCTGTGCAGGAGGCTGGAGTCGCCGGCCTCGGGGCGGTCGGCGCCGTAGCGCTTGGTGCGCTTGTGCTCGCCCGCCTCGACGTCGACCGCGAACCGGAGCTGGACGGCGTCGACCACGTCTCGCGTCCCCTCGGTCTGGATCGGCCCCTCGCGCACGAAGCCCGGGCCGGTCGTGAACCGGGCGGCCACGTCGTCGAGGCGCGCCCCCAGGTGCCAGGGCTCCAGGTAGAGCCCCTGGGGGCCGTGGACCGTGCTGGCGTCGAGGATCGGCAGCACGTTGCCGGTGATCCAGGCCCAGATGTAGACGCTGGGGTCGTCGACGTAAGAGCCGGAGGGGATGTTCAGCGCTGGCGCCGCGGCGCGGAGGCGGGCCATGTCCAGGCGCGCCCCGCTCCGCCGGCCCAGGTAGACGACCAGGTCCCCCAGCCCCTCCACCAGGCGCTCCCCGTCGAGCAGCGCGCCGTCGTCGCCGCTCCACCCGATGTAGTAGTCGAGCGTGGCGTCCACGGTCAGCGCGCCGGGGGAGCTCAGGTCGATCAGCGTCACGGGGACGCCGTTGGCGTCGGCGCCGTGGCTGGCGTTCAGGCCGTCGTTGGTGCCGTCGCTGGCGTAGACCTGGACGATCGAGCCAGCCTGGCCGGCCTGGGTGGGGTGGTAGGCCGCCAGGAGCTTCTCGGCGGAGCTCGTCGTGTCGACCATCCAGGCGGGGCTGCCCGGGCCGGAGCCCGTCGCGCCGCCGGCGGTGGTGTAGGCGCCGGGGCGACCCCACACGAAGGGGCCGGCCTTGTCGACCGCCGAGCTCGCCGCGGACGGCCAGGTCGTCGAGGTCACCCGCCAGCCCGCGGGCAGCAGCGGCACCCGGTCCTCGAGGGGCAGCGAGCGGAGGCTCAGGGCGACCGGATCGTCCGCGCCTCCGAAGGTCGGATCGTGCACGCGCCCGGACACCAGCACCAGGCGGCTCTCCCAGGTCGTCCCCGGGAGCCAGACCGCGTACTCACCCGTGGCCCGGGCCGGGTCGTAGCCGAGGCGGAACACCAGGTGGGCGACGTCGGCCGGGAGGTAGAGCTCCTGGAAGCTCACCTCGGGCATGCTGCTCGACTCGCTGAACAGGTCGAACGTCGCGTCGTGGGGCACCTCGGGCAGGCCCCCGACGAACCGCAGGCGGCCCCCGTCGTCGGTGTCGATCTCGACCGGCGCGCTGGAGAGCCGAAGCGGCTTGCTGCCCCAGTAGATCGTCAGCAGGAACACCGGCTGCGCGGCGGCCCGGAGCGCCCGGCGGGTCAGCGCCGGCGCGCCCTGGCTGGGGTCGAAGGGCGGGAGGCCAGCCATCGGCTACACCTCCTCTTCGTGGACGATCGACTCACCGCGGACCACGTGCTCGAGGCCCATGGCGCCCGGCGCGGCGTTGGTGATCGCGAAGTTGCCGGTCAGCCGGCCGTAGCTGAAGAACCGCTTCCCGGGGAGGCTGGTCGCGTCGGCGCCGCTGGAGCCCCGGGCGATGTAGGGCAGCAGCCCGCAGATCCGGCGCGCCCCCCGCAGGGTGCGCAGCGCGCCGAACAGATCGCGCAGCACGCCCTGGCGGGTCGCCACGGGGTGAGCGCCAGCGGTGGTCGTCGCCAGGATGTAGTCGGGCGCTGGGGACGCCTGGAGGAGCTTGCGCTCGGGCACCAGGTCCGAGAAGGGCAGCGCCCAGATCTGCCGGGCGGGCCCGAGCTCCTGGGCGCGGCGGGTGCCGTCGCGGGCGGTGACCAGCTCGGTGTTCGGCTCCAGGCGGAGCTGCCAGCCCCGGCTCGGGTGGTACCCGAACGGCAGCACGCGCCCGATCAGCCGCCCGCCGATCTTGTAGCGCCCGCTGGCGGTCGTCTGCGACGGCAGCACGATCCGCCACCCCTGGGCCGTGCGCCAGGTCGAGAGCCGGACGACGCCGACGACCTGGGGCGCCCAGATCGCGCAGGTGCCCGAGGTCGGATCGCCGCTGGCGACCTCGTCAGGGTCCAGGAAGATCACGACCTGCTGCTGGGTCTGCGTCGTCGCCCCCACCCAGGCCCCGGCGGTGTTGCCCACGATCGTGCGCCGCACCGCGCCGGCCGCCCAGGTCCCGCCGGCCAGCTCGTTCTCGGTCAGCCAGCGCGGCGCCAGCGCCGCGGCGGCGGCGGGGCGGACGGTGTTGCCCTCGCGGGTGTAGGAGACGGCGCCCAGGTCCTCCGCGGCGTCGATGGCGATCGCCTGGGTCCAGCTCCCGCCGCTGTAGTACTCGATCTCGATGTCGCGCACGTTGAGGCCGACGAACCCGAACGCCATGAGATCGCCGCCGACGTGGCTCACCTGCCCGAGGCCGCCGTCGATCTGGTAGGCGATCGAGACCGCCGCGCCGTCTGCGTCGTTCTCCCAGGGCACCCGGGGGGACGGCGTGCGCCCCAGCGGGTCCATGGCGCGGAGCGGGGTGTCGCTGTCCAGCTCGATCTGCCAGGAGTCGCCGGGGCGGGTCGGGCCGCCCCGGGCGCGCACGTGGATGTTCTCGTGGACGTAGACGGCCGCGTCGACGAAGGGCGCCGGGTAGAGGTCGTCGGGGAACGTCGCGCCGATCAGCCCCTGCCCCACGCTGTCGCCGATCGCCCACTGCCACAGGTGGGCGGTCCAGGCGTCGGTGTTGACGATGTCGCTGCCCCAGCGGATCTCGCTGGTGCCGGCGCCGCCGCCGCCGTCGGTGAGCGCGTCGGTGCTCGGGCCCGCGTTGTAGGCGCGGCGGCCCGAGCCGGCCACGCGCCAGTAGAGGACGAACGCCCCGTCGGCCAGGTGCCACAGCACCTCGATGGGCTCGGCGCTGTTGGTGTCGATGTCCGAGCCGACCGCGCCGCCGGCGTTGTTGTCGTAGACCCGGATGTGGGTCTCGCCCGAGACCGCGGCGAAGCGGATCGAGACGTCGTAGTCCTCGGCCGCGTCGTCGAGGATCGCCCGGATGACCTGGCGGTCCCCGGAGAGCGAACCGCCGGAGCTCGGGTCCCACACCCAGCGACCCATGATGCCGCGGGCGATCGTGGTGGTGACCGTCAGGTCGTAGCGGGTCTGCTGGGAGCTGGTGGAGACGCTCAGGGCGCCGTTGACGATGGAGGCGGTGTCGGTGCCCGTCAGCGTCCAGCCGTTGCTGTCGGGCTTGTCCAGGCCGGCCTGGCTGCCGCTCCAGCTGGCCTGGTGGACGCCGCTGCGGAACAGGCTGACGCTGGGGTGGGTGACCGTGCTGTAGCCGCCCAGGATCCACCAGGACTGCGAGCCGGCGTAGCTGCCGGGCGCCGTCGCCTCCCACCCGGCGATCATCATCACCCCGCCCTTGTAGGGGCAGACGGTGAAGCCAGTCGGGTAGACGGCGCTGGCGCCGCCGGTGTTCGCGTCCCACCAGATCGCGGTGGCGCTCCCGCCCGCCCCGCTGGCGGTGCCCAGCAGCTCGAAGGTGCCGCCGTGGTCGGGCGAGCGGACGACCTGGCCCGCGTGGTCGACGTAGCTCCGGCGGGCGTAGGCGTAGATGTGCCCCTCGGGCGTGACGCAGGCCGCCAGGTCCGGGTCGTCGAGGGTGATGCTGCCGGTGATGCCCGACTGGCCCAGGGTCGCCGGGAGCGCGGTCGAGTCCGCGCTGGCCAGCGGCGCGAAGGCGTCGGCGACCCGACACCAGCGCCCCGAGTCGCTGGCGCTCGAGCTCAGCCGGATGTACAGCAGGACGAACCACCCGCCGACGCACACCAGGTCGAAGCCGCCCCCGGCGATCGTGCTGGCGGCGGAGATCTCGGTGAACGTGTAGCCGCCGTCCGAGCTCGCCCACTGCCGGAGGACGTCCTGGTAGGCGATGTCCTTGTGGAGCCACTCCCCGGCGACCAGGAGGACCTGGCCGTTCTGGTAGGCAGCGCGGAGGCGACCAGGATCACCCCCGGTAGCAGCCGGTCCTGGGGTTCCGGCGATGTCGACGTCGGCGTCCAGGACGTAGTCCGCCGCCTCCTCCCAGGTCGCGCCCTTGTCGACGCTGGCCCACATGCGGATCTGGGCGATCTCGTTTTCGGTGTCGAAGACCCAATGGAACAGGCGGAGCTCCCCGCTCGGGAGCAGCAGCAGGCAGGGGTGGAGATCCCAGGCCATGCCCGTCGCCTGGCTGTAGACAATCGACTGCGCGCCCCAGGTCTCGGTGTCTGGGTCGAAGATCGTCACGACGACGGCCTGGACGGCGCCCCCGCCCGAGCCGGTGCGGTCGGCGACCTGGACCACGGTCTGGTCGGCCAGGCGCACGCTGTGGCGGTTGTTGTAGGTGAACGTCGTCGTCCACCACTCGTCCAGCGCGACGTGGGTGATCCCGATAGGGACGTCCGCGCCGTAGTAGTCGGTCTCGCCGTCCTCGTAGTAGTAGAAGCCCGCGGCGCCCGCGACGGCGATCCCCCCGCGCTGGGTCTGGACGTGGAGGTGGGTGCCGGCGGTGATCGTAGCCCCGACCGGGGCGCTCGCGTAGAGCGCCATGGCGGTCGCCCGATCCGGCTCGGGCTGGTCAGGGAACGGCGAGTACTCTGTGACCCCGCTCGATTCGTCCGCCCAATACGTGAGGCGGTCGTCGGGGATCAGGAGCCCGGCCAGGTGTTCCGGTGTCGCGTCAGCCATCGGCCCCCACTCCCTCGGGCACCCACTCCGCGCGGAGCCAGAAGACGTCGGAGCACGCCTCGTAGTCCATGCGAGAGGTCCCCTCGCTGTTGATCTCGGTCATCGCCTCGTCGGTGTAGACGTGGATGCTCCAGGTGTCGCCGTCGCGGATGACGTCCCAGTACCCGCCGGGGAGGATCGACCCGTCGGACGGCTCATACTCGCTGATGACGCGGTAGTTCTCGCCGGAGAACTCCCAGGTCACGCCGTTGGTGACGCCCTCGCCGGTGATCTCGTGCTCGTCGATGTGGACGGTCCAGATGTAGACCTCGCCCGTCTCGCTGTCGAAGTAGAGGCAGGCGCGCTCGCCGGCGAACTGCTGACCGCTGTAGGGCAGCCCGGGCCAGGTCTCCTCCGTTGGACTCCAGGGCCAGTCGTGGAAGGTCGGCTCGGCGGGCGCGGTGTCGGCGACCGCTCCGGAGTCGGCGGGTGCGTCGGAGCTGGTGCAGGCGAGCAGGAAGATCAGGGCGTACATGGCGGGGCCTCGGTGCTGGTTGTGCACCTGCAGACTACCGCCCCCGGGCGTGAGAGATTGCCCGCGCGCTCCTCGAGCTCCGATCGCCGTCAGACGGGGGCTCATCGGCGCCTCCGCATCTGACCGCCCGGCGTGGGGTTGACCGCGTCGTGGAGCGGGCCCGCCATGGCCAGTTCGTCCAGGGTCAGCTCCTGGTACATGCGGTGGCCGTACACGAGCTGGATCCGCGTCGCGCTCCGACCGGCGCCCCGGCCGCTGTTCAAGTCGCGCACCCCCTCGGGCCCGCCCGCGTTGGCCACGCCCTGCGGGGTCAGCACGCCTTCGTTCAGCCGGAGTCGGGCGTTGAACTCGTCGCCGGCGCCGCCGCTGTGGTAGCTGGGCGGCTCCTGCCCGGCGATCTGGGCGACGGCCGCGGCGGTGGAGATCCCCACGCCTGCGGCGAGCACCCCGCCGGCGACAGGCCCGAGCCCGACGGGCGGCGGCTGGAGCGCCGCCGCCGCAGCGACGATCCCGGAGATCGTGACGTCGGCGATCCCCGCGGCCTGGTGGACGCGGAACGCCCGGCGCGTCGCGGTGTTGGCCTGGCTCAGTCGCTTCTCCAGCTCCGCGGTCTCGGCGGCGGTCAGCGACTCCTCGCCCGCCTCGAGCTCGGCGCGGAGGTCGCTCGCCCGGGCGGCTCTCCGATCAGCGGACTGGCTCCACAGGTCGTCCACGCCTTGGAGGGCCAGGGACGCCCCTTGGTGGATGCCCCCCCAGAAGTTCTGGACATACGCCTTCAATTCGCTCAGAGCTGACTCGATGTGGGCGGTCGCCGAGGCGATGCCTGACTCGATGCTCTTGAGGGTCTGCGTCTGGAGAGAGGTGACGTCGCGTGCGTACCGCGCCTCGATAGCGATCCGCGCCTCGGTGGCCTGGACGAGTTGGGCGCTGACGTCGACGCCGGTGGTTTCCAACTTCTGGAGCCGTTCCACCTGCTGATCGATCGCCTGGGACTGCCGCTCGTAGCCTCGGACCAGTTTTTCGCCCGCGTTCAGCTGGTCCTCGCCTGCGGCGCTGGTGATCCCCTGTAGGCTCACCTGTACCGCAGCGCGGCGGACGATCGCCTGCTCAAGCGACTTCTCAGCCCGAACGGCCTCGCGGGTAGCGGTCGTGTTCTCGCGGACTACCGGTGTCGCGTCGGCGGTGACCTCGGCGCCGCGCTGGATGGCCTTGTTGTTGGCCTGGTACGCCTCCATGGCCTCGGTCGCGACGCTGATCCCGTTGATGGTGCCCTGCGTCAGGGTCAGCATGCTCGAGGCGTAGGTCTTGCCGGCCTTCACGAACTCACCGGCCAGCACCAGCTTGACCACGTCCCCGAAGCCCTTCACCGCCCCCATCATGTCCTTGATGCGCTGGGTGAAGAACGCGCTGATGAAGACGAAGCCGGCGTTGAAGTCCGCGAGCAGCTCACCGCCGCCGCCGAACAGGTCCGTGAAGGTCGCCAGGGCGCCCTGCAGGTTCATTTTCAGGTTGGCGATCTCGCGCTGGAACTTCGCGGCGCTGGCGGCGGCCTGTGGCCCGACGCCGACGCCGAACCGCTCGGCCTGGTCCGTGAAGGCCTCCAGCGGTGTGTCGCCCAGCGCGACGTTCAGGGCGCCGCCGCCCTCCCCGAAGAGCTCTATCGCAGCGGCGGCGCGCTCGGTCGGATCGGCGATCGCCTGCAGCTTGCCGATCGACTCCTTCAGCACCTCGTCTGTCGAGCGCAGCGAGCCGTCCGCGTTGGTGGCAGCGATCCCCAGGCGCTCGAACGCGACCAGACTCTCCCCGGTGCCCCGGGCGGTGTCGGCCAGGCGCTTGGGCAGGGTGTTCAAGACCGAGTCCAGAGCGCTCAGCTCCTGCCCTGAGCCCTCGGCCGCCAGCCGCAGTCCCGCCAGGGTCTCTGGCAGAACACCGCTCTTTGTGGCGGTGTCCACCAGCTCGTTGCGGAGGTCGGCGACCTGAGTCGTCACGTCCGCGATGGCGGAGGCCGCCTCCTTGGCCACTGAGATCTTGGCGAACGCCTTCCCCCAGGCCATGGCCGACTTCGACGCGGCGCGCTCGGCCGACTTCGCAGCCTGCGCCTGCGCCTTGGACATCTGGCGCTGGAGGCGCTCAGCGGCCTTCGCCGCCTGCTTGTCGGTGTACCCGGGGATCTTGGCGAACTCGGCCTGGTACTTCGAGATGTCCGCGAGGACCTGGAGGGAGTAGCTGCGCGTCGCCATGGCTCAGCCCCCCTTGCCCAACTCGTCGCCCAGGTCGCGGACGATGCCGTCGACCATGGCGCGAGACGGACGGTCGATGAGCCGGCGGTGGGGCTGGCCCTTGATGAAGACCGTGTAGGGGGCGCGGGAGCTGAGCGTGGCCACGAGCTGATTGCCGAGGACCTGGTAGTTCAGATCGAGCAGGCTCTTGGAGAGGCCCGTGTCCACCGGCCACGCGTTGAACGCCTTGATCGCCCGCGCGCCCAGCCTCCGATCGATCGCCGCGACCAGCAGCGGCCCGACGCGGTCCATTTGGTCGAGCACGGCCCGGGAGAGGTGGGGGTCGACGCGGATCAGACTCCCCCGCGCGCTGGCGCCCACGCGCTGGCCGCGGAGGTAGCGCCCGCCGCGGGTGTCCCAGCGGGCCTGCTTGCGGGCCATGCGCGGCGCGGTCCCGACCTGCTCCGCCTTCGCGTCAGCCTCGCCCGCCTGCACCCTGTAGAACGACTCCTGGAGGCTCCAGAACTCGTTGGACTTCGGGTAGCGGACGGGGGAGGGCATGCGAGGTGCTCAGCGGCAGAAGTGGGAGAAGGCGGTCCAGCCGGTGGGGGTGACGTCGGCGGCGTCGGAGTTCGCCAGGGCCTCGGGGATGGCGGCTGGGGTGGGAGAGAGCCGAGGGGGCGGGGTGCGCTGCGTGGACCGAGAGACCCCGCCCGAGGCCCGGGCCAGCTCCAGCATGAGACCTCGCTCCCCCCGGCTCAGGTCGAAGATCCCGAGGGGGCCGCGGGGGCCGGTGAAGCCGAGTCGGCTGGCGAGGGCGAGTTGGGCGAGGACCCAGCGGCGCGCGACTCCTGGGTCGGGTTCGGCGTAGACGGGGCCGCCGCCGTCGCGTTTCCCTCCTCCTCCTCCGGCGGGGGGACCATGGACTCCAGGATCTGCCCCAGGGCGAAGTCGGCCGCGGTGCGGATCTGGAGCTCGACGCCGGGGACGTGGCGCCAGCGCTGGGCGAGCTCGCGGAGAACGGCCTCCCCGTAGACGCGCAAGCTGGCGCCGAGCCGGGTCCGGGGGCGGTCCCTGGCGGGCGTGTCCCAGGCGAGCCCGAGGGCGGCGCCGAGCATGGCGGCCTTGTCCAGCGGGTCGGCGTTGACGTAGCCCTCGAACAGCGCGAGGCGGTGGAAGACGTCGGGCGGGAGCCGGAGGGGGATCTCGGTGTCGGCGATGGTGACAGGGAGCATGGCGGGGTCCTTGGGTGAAGACCGTTCAGATCTGAACGATCGGGGGTGGCTGACTGCGGAATTCCGCAGTCAGGGGGTCAGGCGTCGTGGACGTTGGAGCCGTCGAGGGAGATCCGGTCCGTCGCGCTGGGGTAGCTGGTGTACGAGAGCTCCCAGGCGTTCCCCTCCTTGGCCTTCGACCACGCCCCCTGGATCCGGCAGTTCGGCAGGATCAGGGTGAAGCTGTAGGCGCCGCGGGAGCCGACGACCTTCAGGTCCCCGGTCCAGACCAGCCCGCCCGGATCCTGGGTGACCTTGGCGGACTGGGCGCCGAAGTGCATGAGGATGTCGAAGGGCTTGGCCGTCGTCGGGTCGGTCATGTTGCCGTCCTGGTGGACGGTGATCGTCCCCGTGACGGGCAGGCGGTCGCCCCGGATCAGCTCCAGGAACTCGCCGTTGTTGTAGACGGGGATCGCCTCGCGCTGCCCCTCCTCCAGGCCGTCGATGGAGAAGGTGCCCGGGCCCGGGGCCAGTTCGGTCTCAGTCGCGTCGGGGTTGACCCAGGAGATCGTGACGTCGTTGCGGTTCATGACGGGCATGGCGTGCCTCTCAGGTAGTGGTCAGGGGGGTGTCGTACATGGCGACCAGCGCCACCTCGACGAAGAGCCAGAGCTCGGTGTTGGGCGCGGGGATGCGCTGGGAGAGGACCGGCCCGGCGTGCAGGCTCAGGGAGTCGTCCTGCCAGCTCCGGTCCGCCACCAGGTGGTTCAGCGCGTGCTTGGCGGCCTTCTCGGCGGCCCGCCAGGCCGTGACCTGGGCCCGGGGGGGCACCTCGAACAGGAACCGCAGCACGATCGGCGCCTCGACGTAGAGCTGGCCCCGCTGCTCGAAGGCTTCCGAGTTCAGGGCCGTCCGGTCGTCGAAGAAGAACCGCAGGTGCTGCGCGTGGGGCGCGTCGCGCTCGGGCAGGAGGGGGTACTCGCTCTCCCGCCAGGCGTCCGCCGTCGCGCTCCAGGCGTAGCCGGTCCCGGCCGCCTCGTCGTAGACGATCGGCGTCAGGCTGGAGAGCCGGGCGCTCAGCGCCTCGGCGACTTCGTGGGCCTCGAGCGGCATGGCTACCGCCGCCCGTGGGAGTCGTACCAGGTGTCGCCCCGGCTGCCGAGGAAGGTCTGGGGGCGTGCGCTCCGGCGCTCAGGGTCGGGGACGCCGTCGTCGGTGCTGTCGTAGACGAAGTGGATGGCGTCCTGGGCCTCGCGGAGTTCGCCCTTCTCTCCGCCCCCGCCGGCGTAGCGCCGGTACAGCTGGGAGTAGCGCTCGTCCTGGTCGAACAGATCGCCGTAGAAGACCTTCAGGGTCCACAGGGTGTGGAGCTCCAGCAGGTCGGAGGAGGAGATCACGAGCTCGGGGCGGTTCCCCTTGCGGATCAGCCAGCGAGTCAGCTGCACCCAGCTCTCATCCAGCCACTTCTGGAAGTCGGTCTCCCCGGTGCCCTGGAGCGCGCGAGCGATGTTCGAGTGCCGGGCGCTCAGGTCCAGGTCGGTGGCGGCCTGGGTCGGCGCCGCCCGGACCACGCCCGCGTCGTTGCGGAGGGTGCGGGTGTTGCCGTCGGGCATGACCAGCGCCCACTCGACGTGGTACCGCATGTCCAGCGGCTGCCCTGCGAGGCTGGGGGCGCCGACGGTGTACTCGGCGACGTCGCCGGTGAAGCTGACCGCGAGCGCGTTCACCAACGCCGTGGCGCCGCGCTTCAGGGTGAAGGTGCCGGAGTCGGGCTTCACCAGCGCCCCGGACCGATAGACCGGGCACGTCAGCGTCCCGCCCTGATCTCGTTGCAGGAGATCGGGGGCCTGGAAGCGGCTGGCGTACTGGGTCGCGGTCGAGGGCATGGGCGGCTCAGACGCTCCGGCCGAAGAAGAGGACGGTGACGTTCGCGGCGTTGGAGCCGTCCTCGTTGGTGATCGTGAAGGCGTCTGAGCCGGGGCTGTTGCCGAACCCGCTGGGGTTGTAGGCCGCGTCCCAGGCGCCGGCGCCGCCGACGTGCTTCTCGGGGCTGGTGCCGGAGAAGACCGTGGAGTTCCCGCCGCTGGACTTCGGCGCCCACTTGATCCCGCTGGCGCTGGAGTCGGCGTCGTGGACGATCGCCCAGCCGACGATCGTGCTCATGACCAGCGAGGCCCCCAGCGCGTCGGTCAGCGCGCCGTTGAGATCGATGTCCTGGGTGCCCGAGGCCGCGATCGTGTACTCGGCCTTCATGACCTCGTCGGCCTGGCCGGCGCCCGAGCCGTCGGGGATGTTCTTGGCGAACTTGACCGCGTGCTGGACGCCGCCGCTGTAGGGAGCTGCGGCGTCGAGCTGGGCGGTGATCGCGAGCTGGATGTTGGTCTTCACGGGGAGGCTCCAGGGAGGCGCGTGGCCTCGGCTCAGTCAGGGACGACGATGTAGAGGACGTGGACGACGAGCTTCCCGGCGTCGAGATCGGAGTCCGCTCCGTCGCCGAAGTTGGCGCCGGTGGCGGTGAAGGTGGCGATGAGCTGCGCGGCGTCGGCCGAGATCCAGACGCCCTTCTGCTCGTAGCGGCCGTTCGCCGGGCTGCCGCTCAGCACCTCGAGCGCGGTGAAGAAGGCGTTCGGGTCGCCGCTCGTCCCGACCTGGACCGTCACGCTGGTGATGTTGGTCTCGGTGTCGGCGAAGTCGGTCTCCAGGTCGAGCCAGCACGCGAGCACCACGGCGCCGGTGGGGAGGGCGCCGCCGATGTTCTCGGTCTCGCTCGTCGCAGCGGCGATCAGGTCGGCGTAGGAGATGTGGGTGCGGCGGTGCTTGATGCTGCCGCCGGCGGCGCGCTCGTAGGTCGTCGGCATGGGTCAGTCCTGTTGCTTGAGCGGAGGCGGGGGCTCGCGCCCCTCGCGCACCGCGCGGGTGTAGGTGTTGGCCGCGCGCCGGGCGGCCTTGCGCGCCTGGTCGGCGGGGATGCCGTCTCGGACCTGCTGACGGATCAGCTTGTCCATGGTCCGGCGCACGCCTCGGACTTCTCCGTCGCCGGACATCTACGCCGCCTCGAAGACGGTCAGCCGGTCCCCGATCTGAGACGCCATCGGGCGGCTCATGGGAGAGTCGATGGAGGCGGCCTTGCGGGCCATGGTCTGCAGCTTGACCTGCAGCGCGCGCTTGACGTTGGGGTCGATCTTCCCGCCCAGGAAGCGCTCGAGCACCATGCGCAGGAAGTCGTGGTAGCCGGCCTCGTCGCGGTTCCAGTAGAGCTGGTCCCCGAGGAAGTAGGGCTGGTTCCAGACGTCGTGCCAGACCGGCCCGCGGTGGCCCTGGAACATCTCGTTGTAGGCGTCGACGGTCTTCCCGAACGCCTGACACTCGGTCTCCTCGGGGATCTCGACCCAGCCCTTGCGCTTCAGGGTCGCGATGGCGTGGGTCGCGTCGCCGTCGGGGGCGCCCTTGATGTAGCGGACGCCGCTGACGCCGGGCTGGTGACGGAGCACACGGAGGGCGGGCAGGATCTGCGGGCCCGCGTCGGTCTCGAACACGTCGAAGCGATCGGCCTTGCACAACAGGGTGAAGCGGTGCGCCGGGGCGTGGCGCGGGAGGGCGGCCTTGCCGGTCTGGCGCGCTGGGCGGCTGGACTGGATGGCCTGGCCGGCGGCGGGAGGGGCGGGGGGGCGACGGGGCATGGCGGGGTCCTCGGTGTGTGGACCCGGAGCGAGCAGGTGAAGGCGCGCCCCGAGGTCGGGGTGCGGGCCTACTGGCTGGAGACGATCGTGCGACCTCGGCCGGCCTCGATCACGGTAGTACCGACGTAGTAGTGGCCCACCACGGCGGTCTCGCCCTCGCGCTCGGTCCGGACCTCGGCGACGCGGATCACGCCGTTGAGATCGACGATGACGAACGAGCTCCGCGGGGCGGGCTTCATGGCCAGCTCCTTGTAGCCGATGGCCCCGCGGCCGAACATGCCCCCGCCCCAGTCGGCGTTGGAGTTCAGTCCCTGCACCTGGTTGGAGGTGCAGATCTCGATGCCGTTGTAGAAGCCCTTGAAGCCCTCGCCGCGCAGCGCCTGCTGCTCAGCGCTGGCCGGGCGCCACTGGGTCAGTCCGCCGCGGCTCTCCAGGTCCGACTGCCAGTCGGTGTACTGCTTGGGCTTGAGCACGGTCAGGTAGGGCCCGGGCACCAGGGCCTGCTCCAGCGCGAACTGCGCGGCCAGGAAGGTGTCGTGCGTCATCGGCGTGCCGGTGGTGCCGACCTGGGTGAAGCCGTCGATGTCCTGGGCGATCAGGTTCGTCAGCGTCATGCCGGCGGACCGGACGATGCTCATCGCCAGGCGCATCGAGTTGACGACGCTGTAGGGGTCGACGGCGTTCATCCAGTCGGAGAACTCGTAGGCCAGCCCGTAGCGCGCCGGGGAGACGGTGTACTCCGCCTCGGTCAGCGCGGTGTTGGCGACCGCCGCGCCCTCCGCGGTCGCGGCCATCAGGTCCGCGCCGTCGAGGCCGAACAGGTTCCCGTGGAGGGTGTTCGAGCCGATCAGGTCGTCGCCGAGCTGGATCAGGACCGGGTGGTTCCGGAGGGAGGCGCGGGAGCCCAGGGAGAGCAGGGCTTCGCGCCGGGTGACCTCGGCCACCAGCAGGTCAGCGCCGTTGCCAGAGCCTTGATAGATTTCGTCAGCCATGAGGGGGTCGCTCCGTATTCCTTTCGCGTTGTGGCTCTTACGCGATTGACGGGAGCGACCCTGAGCCTGAGGACTGTTGGACTCTTACCTGAACTGGTGAACGCCTGTCAAGTGGACAGGCGTCAGGTCTGGTTGGCCGAGCTCTTGATCCAGGGGACGTCCGGGGCGGACTGCTTCATGGTGCCGAAGATGGCGCCGCGGGCCTCCTGGTACTCGGCGTCGGTCATGGTGCGGACCTGCTCCGGGCTGAACTGGGCAGCGCCGGGCTGGATGGTGCGCCCCTTCTGGCCGGGGAAGCGAGTCTGGCCGCCTGGGGCGCCCTGGCCACCCTGACCGCCCTGGCCACCTTGGCCACCTTGGCCACCCTGACCGCCCTCGCCCTTCGGGATCAGCGACCGCAGCACCAGCGGGGCCTCGTCGGGCTTCTCGATCAGGCCCTTCATCCAGTCGTCGAAGGCCGGGCGCCCCTCGGCGGGCAGGCGGCCGTACTGCCACTCGAACGCCTCCTGGGCGTCCGCGTCGGTGACGCCGGCCCGGGCCATGCCCATCGCGACGGTGTGGCCCTGCTCGAGGGCGGCGCGCTCGGCCTTCATGGTCTCGATGGTCTGCGCGTGGCGCTCGGCGAGCTTCGCGCCCTTGGACGCTTCGGCGAGCTCGCCGCGCACTGTGGTCAGCTGGCCCTTGAGCTCGTCGCGCTCGCGGATGATCTCCTGGAAGCGGGCGTAGGGGACGGTATCGGGATCGGGCATGGCGGAGTCCTGGTCAGGCGGGGTCGGGAGGGGTGGGCAGTGCCGGCTTCGTGGGCGGCTTGGACTTGAAGCGCTCGTTCTCTTCTCGGATGCGCAGGAGGTGCGCCTCGGCCTCGCTGCGGGTCGTCCCGGGGTGCTCGGCCTGGTAGGCTTCGACGATGGACATGCGCCCCTCGGCGATGAGCTCCCGGTGGTGCTCGCGTCGGTTCTTGAGCTCCTGGGGGCTCAGCGGGATCGAGGTGTAGTCGAGGCGGTAGCCGGTCTCGGGCAGCGGGTCGGGGTAGGCGCCCGCGAGGTTCACGATCGCCGCGGACTTCTCGATGAGCTCGAGGTCGCGCGGCTGGAACTGCGGCGTGTAGACCGACTGCGCCTCGCGCTTCCCGTCGCGGGAGATGCTCAGCGCTGCGCCGCTCCACGCGTCCCCGCTGGAGCTCCGGACGATGTTGGCGGCGTCGATGCCGGCGGAGCTGACCACGGCGGTCTCGAACGCGGAGATCGCCTGCTGCAGCTCCAGGACGTTCGCGCTGGAGCCCCACTGGCCCACCTGCGGATTCTGGACGCCGGGGTCGGCCTCGAGGTGCAGGAAGGCGGTGGGGTCGACGACGACGGCGCTGCGGGGGCCGGCCTCGGTGTCCTCGGGCTTCGTGCCCGCGACGTAGACCCCGACGCCCCAGCGCTGGGGCCAGGACGCCTGGAAGACGCAGTGCTGCCAGAACGTCCAGAGCGCCGAGATGTCCAGGCTCGCCTCGACCAGCTCCAGCCAGTCCCAGGCGTTCCAGACGCTGCCGGTGGCCTCGGCGTGGTAGAGGATCCAGGGGACGAAGGGGCGCCCGGCGCGCTCGCCGGTCGTCCAGCGCCAGGGGTAGGCGGCGCCGACCATCGGCTTCCCGATGAGCGCCTCGGTCAGATCGGCGCCCGGCTTCCCGCTCATGGTCGCCTCGAAGACGCTGTAGCTGGGCGCGTCCGCGTTGGAGATGTCGTACACCTCCCACACCCACTGCCACTTCTTGTTGACCGGGCGCCAGCGGAGCTCGCGGACGATCACGGGGCGGTCGGGGTCGTCCGCGGTCGCCTCGACGACGACGGTATCCGGCGGGGCGAAGCGGTAGGTCAGCCCCTGCTCGGGCTGCCAGTCGACGCGCACCAGGCCCTCGCGCAGGCCCAGCACCATCGCCTGGATGCGCCGCATGCGCGGCCAGAGACCCGTGCGCCCCAGCAGCCCCGGGCCCACGGGCACGCGACGCAGCGCCGTCCGGAGCTGCCCCTCGGCGCCCTGGACGGGGACCTGGCGCTCCTCGATGCGGTCGCACAGGAAGCCCGGGAGCTCGCCTTCGACGGCGTGCCGGACGCGCGGGGGCGAGAAGTACAGGACCGCCAGCTCGTTGCAGATCGCCGAGAACGGGTTCTTGGCCTGGCTGACCGGACCGATCGCGCCGCGCCTCGTCTCGCCGAAGTGCTTGAGCATGGCGTTGTGCAGATCGGTGTACCACTGCCCGGTGAGCAGCCGCCGTCGCCGGCGGGTCTCCAGCCAGCGCTGCGCCTCGAACGGGTCAGGCGGCGTGGGCGGCGTCTGAAAGCTCGGCTGATGCACTGTCACACCAGCAAGGTACCGGCTTTTGGGGCGCACTGCAATCCTGAGCAGGTGAGTACATGATCAGTAGATTCTGGCAGCGACCTCGCGCCGGGGCCGGAGCACCGCGCGGTCGAACAGGAGCTCCGTCGCGTACCTGGCAGCGTCGATCGGATCCTTGTGGTGATCGTCGGGTCTCCCCTCCCAGCGCTTCATCCCCTCGATGAGTCCCTGGCAGCGGAGGTTGACGGTGGCCTGGTTCTCCTTGAAGAGGCTGTTCATCAGGCGCACGCCGCGGGTGATCGAGCCCCGGCGCTTGTTGGGCGTGAACAGCTTCAGCCCCTCGGCGTGCAGGTGCCGGCGGGGGCGGCCGATGATCTTGGAGAAGGCCATCATCAGGTCGCTGTTGGACTTCGCGTTGCCCCAGTAGTCGCCGCCGTGGGCCCGGTCGCCCACCCAGTAGTCGATCTCCGACCAGCCCCCGATCCACGGGTGGCGCTCGATCATGGCGAGGATGGCCCGGGCGTCGTCCTCGGTCGAGGTGCGCCCGTCGCTCCGGGCCTCGTCGAGGTACCAGACGCGCTCACCGTCGTCGGAGCAGCACACGAGCTGGGCGGCCTGGCGGCCGGCCTTGGCGCCGTGGTCGATGCCGATCGCCGTCCAGACGAGCTCGCCCGGGCCCTCGTTCGTGACGCAGCCGTCACCGAAGGCGGTGAACCACCGGCCGGCCAGGACCGGATCCCAGTCGCCCTCGACGCGCATGCCGCGCTCGACCTCGAGGTACCCGGCGATCAGGTCCTCGATCTCCTCGGGCGTCTTCCAGGGCTTCTCCAGCAGGCCCCCGCGGACGGTGATCGCGTCCATGGTCAGCGAGGTGTGGAGCTCCGCGATCGTCCCCTCCTTGACCTTCTTTCGCAGGTACTCCAGCGGCGGGCTCTCCGGCGTCGGCGTCATGGAGATCCGCAAGGTGCCGTTGAACCGGGAGAGGCGCGGCATGACCTCGCCGTAGACGCGCTCCGGCGGGGGCTCGTCGAGGTAGGCCCCGTGGTAGCTGCCGCCGGCGATCCGCTTGGCGCCCTGCTCGTAGGTCGCGAAGATGATCACGCTGCCGGCGCCCGGGCCGGACACGAAGGGGATCCTGGGGTTCTTGAAGCCCGCGAAGCCCCCGCCGGGCTCGTAGCGCACCCGCTCGTCGATCTCGTCCTTCGGGAGCATGTCCCACAGCTTCGCGCACAACGGGTCCATCTGCGTCCAGCTCTCGCCGATGACCAGGAGCCGGACGGGCGGGCGGTGGACGGGGCGCAGCGGGTGCGTTCCCCGGGCGGTGTGGACGATGTCGAAGCTGAGCCCGTAGGTCTTGCCGATCTGGTTGGCGCCGCGCCAGAGCGCGCGGCGCGGGAGGAGCGAGGCGAAGTCGGTCTGGGGGGTGGTGAGTCGGACGTGGGGCAGCGGGTTTCGCTGCGACCGCGTGCTGGTCTTCCGCGCCAGCGCCAGCGCCCGGCGCGCCATTCAGCCGGCCTCGACGAACCGCGCCCCGGTGCGCTCCATGTACTCCGCGACGAAGATCTCCAGGTCGTCCAGCTCCAGCTCTCGGGCCTCTTCCCGGAGCCGGTCTGCGTACTCCTCGGCCGAGAGCTGGTCGTCCGGGTCGGCCTCCTCGGGCAGGCGCTGGAGTTCGCCGTGGATCTTCAAGACCAAGGCGCGGGCCTTCGCCGCGGCGGTGTGCGACCCGTGCTCGCTGGCCCGGGCCGCGTCGCTCAGGGCCTCGGCGCCGAGCCGCACCAGGAAGTCCCGGGGCGAGAGCCGCATGCGCTCGGCGAAGTCCTCGCCGTCCTGGTCGTCGACCGCCGCGACCCGGCCGCCGCCCTGGTGCACCTGGAGGTCGACCAGCTCCCCGGCCGACCCTTCGCGCCACCACTTCCGCAGGGTGTTGTGGCTCACCCCGATCTCACCAGCGACCTGGCGGAACCGGGGGCGGCCTTCGTTGTCGTCAGCGCTGGCCTGGAGGGCATCCAGGGCGTTGGCGCGATCGTTGGGAGAGTACTTGCCCATAAACTGTTCAGGAGTTCAGTGTTTCCTGTTCAGCGCGCGCGCGCAAGTCGAGAACAAGACCTCCCCCCCTCGAAGTCTGGAGGATCATGCCTCCCTCCCCGACCAACGGCCGCGCTCCAAGGCGAGGACAGCGCAGGCCTCGCCGAGGGTGGCGCCGGCGCCACCCTCATGTGAGATCCCGCCTGGCCCGCTCCCTGCGGGGACTGCGACCACCCAGCACCGCTCGGGGGGCGCGTCCGGGCGGTGCCCGCAGGTGACGCCGGCGCCATGCAACACCAGCAAGCAGCCCCCGGTCGCGTCGTCGTCGAGGGCGGGGAAGGCGCCGGGGCGGACGAGGTCGGGGTGGGAGACTGCCTCGTAGTGCAGCGTGCGTCCGGTGGGGCTCTCCAGCCAGAACGCGGACAGCATGCCGCGCTGCCAGCGCCAATGGGGCAGCGAGGTGCTCACCTGGGCGATGACGGTGTTCATGCCTCCCTCCCGAAGCCAGCCGGCGCCCGGTGCACGCCAGGCGCCCCGTCTCCCCGATCGCGGTCCATGCCGACGACCTGGGTCAGGTCGACCAGCTCCCCGGTGGCGAACACGAAGCACTCGTTGCCGCCCTTCGGTGCGTCGATCCAGGCGTCGGTGAAGCGGGCCTTCTCGGTGTCGGTGAGATCGAGGGTGAGCAGGTAGTCGCAGTCCTTCAAGACGACGTGCCAGCGCGTTGCGGGGTCCTCCTGTTGGGGGTGCGGGGTGGGCACGAAGTCTTGACCGCGCGCCTGGAGTGCGAACCGCGCCGCGTCGATGGCTCCCCGGAGCGGGTCGACGTCCCGACCGGTCCACCCGGTGAGCCCCTCGATCAGCCCGCTGCAGCGTGGCGAGACCACGGCGCGATTCGACTTGAAGAGGTGGTTGATGTCGCGGCAGCCCCGGGTGATGCCGCCGGGGCTCTTGTAGGGCGTGGTGATCCGGAGTCCGAAGATCTGGAGTTCCTGAACAGGTCGCTCCAGCGCCTTCGCGAACTCCGCCATGAGAACGCTGTTCGACTTCCGGCCGCCGGAGTATTCGCTCGCCCGGCTGGCCGTCCAGTAGCCGACGTCACCCCAGCCAAAGCCGTTGCGGGCGAGCATGTCGAGGATCGAGTCGGCGTCAGGGTGAACCTCGTCGAGGAACCAGACGCGGCTGCCGTCTTTCGACCAGCAGACGAACTGAGCCGACACGCCGTGGAGGATGCCGATCGAGAGGATGACCTGGACGTCGGGCGGGTCTGCGGAGAGGCGCGCTTCGGTGAAGTCGGTGAAGAATCGGGGGTGGTTCATGGTGTGGTCTCGGAAGGGGAGACGCTTAGTGCAGGGCTGCACTAAGCGTCCTGGGGGTGAAGGTTGGTGGTCGCGAAGAGGGTGGGCTGCGCATCGCGCTCCAAGGCGTCGCCGTCGAAACGCAAGCTCGGGAGCACGGCATCGACGTAGCGCACCTCTGGCTCGACACAGACGTACCGGCGCGCCTCGGTTGGGGAGAGGCGCTCGATCGCCACCGCGGCGCGACAGGTGCCGCCGAAGGGCTCCAGGATCAGGTCGCCGGGGCGGGAGCTGGCGCGGAGGATGCGATCCCAGAAGAGCAGCGGCTTCTGGCAGGGATGGATCGGGCGGCGCCATGTGCAGTCATCGATCTTGTCGCGACCCGGTTCCGCCTCCCGGGTGCGCTCGGTCTGGAAGTTCCTGTGGTTCAGGGGCCAGATGTTGTTGAGGCCCTGCGGATGGGCAAACGGGGGCCCGCCGCGAGTGTAGACGCCGCAAACCTCTGTGGAATCCGTCCAGGTTTTCGCGTTCCTCCAGCCGACCATGCTGGCCGTCGGCGTCTTGTCCCAGACGATCAGCCGCCGGAAGGTCCAGCCGTGCGCGAGCAGGAGCGGGTGGAGGGTCGCCCAGCTCTCCGCGGTGCCCCACAGGTAGACGGAGGCCGACGGAGCGCAGGCGATGCCCCACGCTTCAACGTGGGGCCGATACCACTCCACCAGGTCCTGCCCCGTCGCCTTGTCCCACTCGCCCTTACCGAGCCCATACGGGCCGTCGGAGAGGACCAGGGAGACGCTGCCGGCGTCGAGGGTCGGGTAGACGTCCTCGGCTGGCGCGATGTGGATCTGCCCGCGGCGAAGGGTGATCGAGGTCATGGGGGCTCCGGGTGGGGTCAGGTGGTGGGGGCGGGGCTCAGCGCCGCGGCGAGGGCCTCGCGCTGGCTCTCCAGGCGGCTTTCGAGTCCCACGCGGGACAGGACCTCGTCGGCCGGGAGGCGAGCGAGCAGGGCCTCCAGCACGGCGATGTCACGGCGCAGCCAGTCCAGACCCAGCGCGGGCGCTGGGAGCTCGTCCTCGTCGAGTTCGCTGCACTTCCAGCAGTAGCCGGAGGTGTCCCCCGTGGGCTGCCTGCACCCAAAGCAGGGCGGCCGATCGGGGTCGACGTTGGGGGCGGGCCGGAGGTCGGCGGGGTGGTCGGGGTTCCAGTCCCAGGCCCACATGAAGCCGCAGCCGGCAGCCTGGGCGGCCTGGCGGTCGCTGGCGCGGTCGCCGACGAAGAGGGTGTTGGGCGCCCCGATCCCTGCGTCGGCCATGGCGTGGAGCAGGAGGCCGGGGGCAGGCTTCCGGCAGCTGCAGCCGGCGTCTGGAGCGTGCGGGCAGGTGAAGACGGGCACCTCGCGGGGGTCGTCGTTCAGGCGATAGAGCCCCTCGGCGACGAGCAGGGCGTAGAGCTCGGTGACGATCTCCAGGTGCTCCTCCTCGGTCATGAAACCCAGCCCGACCCCGCCCTGGTTGGTGGCGAAGGCGAGGGCGCCGCCCGCGGCGAGGTGGGTCTGGATCCGAGCGACGACGCCTGGGAGGAGGGCTTGTTCGCCGATCCGGTTGGGGCAGGGCTGGCCGGGGACGGTGCAGCGACGGACTGTGCCGTCGAGGTCGAGGATCAGGAGCTGGGGGGTCATGAAGTACTCCGGGTGGTCACGACGTTGTCGTCGGCCTCGAGCTGTGGGGGCTGGTGGACGTCGATCAGGTGCGCCTGGCCAAGGCGGGCCCGCCTGATCGCCTGCTTCGCCTCCGCGCGGATCGTCTCGCGAACCCAGTCCAGGGGGGAGCGCTTGCCGCCGACGCTAATCGTGGAGGTGTCTCGAATGGTGTTGAGGCCGCCACAGGCTGCCAGGGCGGCCTGGACGGGGAACACGCCGTCGGGCCCCAGGACCTCGGCGGCGATCTCCAGGGCCTGAGAGGTGCGCGTGCTGCGGGGCAGGTACCGCGGGGCGGTACCATTGGAGAGCCGGAGCTGCGGCCCTCCACAGGCAGCATGAATAAACCGCCAGACGTCCTCGGGGGTCACCGAGCCGGCGGCCTCGGGCACCAAGGCGAGGATCTGGCCGGGCGTGGGCCAGAAGCGGTGGGTGCCCGAGGCGAAGGCGTCGAGGGCGGCGGTGAAGACCTCGGGCTCCAGGTGCCCGAGGATCCGCAGCCAGCCCCGGAGGGCGAGCCGGCGCATGGTGGGGTCGGCGTAGGTCTTGGGGCGCGGGTAGCTCAGCGCCTCCAGGTAGGCCAAAGCCTCGGCGATGTGTTCAGCGCTTAGGGCCATGGGGATCCTCTTGGTGTGGGTTCTCGGCTTGGAGCTGTTGGAGGTCGCTGAGGAAGCTGGTGTCAGCGCTGGGAGCGGGAGGTGACTCCCCCCGGGCGCGCCGGAGGTCACCCATGAAGCTGTTGTCGAGGTCGGCGACGGTCGCTGTCTGGGCCGGGCGGGCTTCCAGCGGTGGGGTAGAGTGGCCGCGCTCCTGGAGCTGGGCTCGGAGCTTCAAGCAGGCGCGCTCTCCGAGGGCTGGGCCGCCTTGGAGACCCAACGGCCCAGGGTCCCCGAACCGAAGCGCGGGCCAGCCGCCAGCCTGGACGACTTCGACCAGGTGCGCCGTGTCGCGGACGCCTCGCTGGCGCAGGCGCTTCAGCAGCCGACCACCGGCGAGCGATTCGAGATCGGGAGAGAGCTGAGCCGCCGCTCCCGCGGCGCTCGGGCTGGCGAGGGGGGTAGGGGGGAGAGAGAGATCTTCTTCAGGGTTTTCTTCAGGGTCTTCTTTGGGGGGATCTGAGATCCCGGGGTCCGGGGGATCTGAGATCCCGGGGTGGGGGGATCTCAGATCCCCGGGATCTTCTGACCCGGGGATCTGAGATCCCGGGGTCCCCGGGATCTTCTGACCCGGGGGTAGACCACTCCAAAGGATCTCCCAGAGGGAGAGACGCCCGGGCCGAATCGTCCGGCGAATGACTCCACGCTTCGCGAGCGCTCGCAGCCGGCGCTTGGCAGTGTCCGGATGCAGATCCGCCATGCGCGCCAGATCTGCGATCGACGGGTAGCAGGTGGTCCAGTCCGCGCCGCCCTTACGCCAAACCACCCGGCGTGTCATGCCGAGTAACAGAAGGCGCTCAGCTCCAGAGAGCCCAGAGTCCAGCACCAGGGCCTGGGCCAGGCCTGAGCAGGAAGGGGTCAAGGACAGCTCCCGGCTTCAGTGGCGAGCCACCGCTCACAGCGTGTTCGGGTCCATCGCTCGCCTCTGTTCCATCGGCTGGCCAGCTTGCGCCGTGAAGGCACGCGGGCCACGCCTTCGCGCCCTCCAGTCGCCTCCCACAAGGCCACCTGCGCCAGCCAGTAGCGCAGGTCCATTTTGCAAACCCCCTCGGGCAGAGGGGGGCCTGCGGTCTGGAGGGCCGCCATGATCTGGACCCAGTCTCGCAGGTCCACTTCGAAGAACGAATCGTCCATCAGGCACTCCGCAGGTTCGTGCTGAGCCAGGCGCAGCGCTGGCCGCTCATGCAGCGGTTGAGCTCCTCGAACGGGATCGCGGCGCTGACTGTCCACCAGTAGTGCCCGCCGCTCCCCTGGCTGCGGGTCGCCTTCGGGTACCACCTGGGGTTCTGTTTCCAGCGCTCGAAGTTCGCGTGGCAGGCGCGCCGGAGTTCGTCGAAGGGCAGCAGGTAGGCGACCCCGAGCAGGGGGATCGCGTAGACGACGTAGTCGCAGACCTTGCCGTCATCCAGCGCCCAGCCGATCTGGTGCCAGCGGGTGACCAGACGTCGTTCGGGGTCGAACTCGCAGCGGCTGAACTCCTCGAGCAGCACGTCGCGGTAGTCGGTCGAGCGGATCTTCTCGTCGATCCTGAACGCGGGGCCGGACTTCAGGTAGACGATTCGGTCGACCCCTTGGGTCTGGAGAGCGCAGCGTTCGCTGGGGACGCGCATCGAGGTCAGGTAGTCGGGCCAGATCTGGCGGTAGAGGTCCTCCCAGGCTGCCTCGGAGACAGCGCCGCCCTCCCAGGCCGCCCGCTCCTGGAAGGAGTAGACGCGGCTCACAGGAGCTCCGGCACAGGCGAGAGGTGCTGCTGTCGTGCCGGTGTCGCGGCCTCCAGCCAGGAGTTGACGGCCTCCAGGTAGCGGAGCTCGTCGAGCTCGGCGCCGACGTACTGGCGCTCGGCCGTCCTGCAGGCGCGGGCGAGCGGTGCCCAGCCCGCGTAGAGGTCGAGCACCCGCCCCCCGACAGGGCAGAAGGTCTCCATCAGCTCGTGGAGCCACCCCACAGGCTTCTCCGAGTGCTGGGTGCGCTTGGAGGCGTGCGCGTTGGAGGTCGAGCGGATGAGCGGCTTGGGGCTGCCCTTGGTGAACAAGAGCAGGATCTCGCTGTCGCCCCGCCAGTGGTGGCCCGTGCCGAGGCCGCTGGTCTTCATCCAGGCGCCGCCCGACTTGTAGACCCACCGGAAGCGGTTGGCGTTGGCGACCCGGAAGAAGTCTCGGAGGCGCGGGAAGGTGCACCACATCAGGAGATAGGTGTCCTGCTTCGCGCAGTCCCAGGACGCGTCCAGCACGCTCACGATCGTCTCCATGGAGACCGTCTCGTAGTGGTCGGCGGCGCTTCCGTTGAGGCCCGAGTTGTAGTGCCAGGGGGGATCCGCCTGGACCAGGTCCGCCCCCTCGACCTCGGCGAGCAGGTCCGCGAGGTCTCCGTGGCGCAGGTCGATCTCGGGCGGGAGCTGGGCGTCGGCCAGGTGCCGGCGCAGGTACTCCAGCCGCTGCTGATCGCGCTCCGCGCGGCGGACAGCCCGCAGCGCCCTCATTTCGCTGGAGGTCATGGCCGGCTCGGGCTTCTCCTCCTCCAAGGCTGGTACGATCGAGAGGCCGGGCTGGTCGGGGACAGCCTGCTCCCCGTCGACGAACTCGACGGCCTCCTCCAGCGAGAGCGCGCCGGTCTCGACCTCCTCGACCAGCTCCGGGCTCCCCTCGTCCAGGACGCGCCTGGCTTCCTGGACCTCCTCCTGCGAGACGCCCAGGGTCTGGGCCACCTTCGCCCGGATCGCCTCGGGGTCGTCCAACTCCGCGGCCTCGCGCAGGCCCTGCTGGATCCGCTCGGACGGGGACGGCGCCGGCTGGCGGGTCCGCATGTCGTAGACCTGACCGCCCCGCTGGACTCGGCGGCTATCTGCCGTATGCGGCAGATGCGGATAGTCCTCCGCGGCCGACAGCTCCGCTCGGACTCGGGCGACCATGCCTTCGCTGCGGGGGTGGCCGATCTCTCGGGCGAGCCTGCGATCGGACCACACGGCCCACTCGGGCTGGGCGAGGAGGTTCTGGATCATGCGGCGCTTGTCGGCGCGGGAGACGGTGGCGACCAGATCGGCGTTGCCCGTGCACGAGATCCGCACGGCCTCGGCCCAGGTCACCTCGTAGATCACGACGTGGATCTGGTCGCGGCCGGCGCGCTTGTGGGCGGCGTGGCGGTGCCAGCCGTGGGCGAGGTAGAGGACGCCGTCGACGCGCGCCACGTCGACCGGGGGGAGCTCGTAGCCGGGCTCAGCGAGCAGCGCCGCCAGGCGCTCGACCTGGGCGTCGTCCAGGACAGCGCGGGCTTGGAGGCGGGGGTCGAGGCGCAGGGCGTCGGGGTGAAGGCAGGTGGGGATCATGTCGTTCTCCTGGGGCGGCTCAGGCCGCGCGGTCGCGGGCCAGTTCGGTGTTGAGAAGGGCGACCAGGGAGCGCAGCTCCTCGCTCGACTCCGCGACCTGGGCATCAGCCTCGGCGCGCTCGTCGGGAGCCAGCGAGGACGCCTTCGCCACGCTGGCCTCGAGCTCGGCGGCGGCCTCCCGGATCTGGGCGCTCAGCCGCGTCGTGAGAGGAGCGAGCAGCTCCACGCCCTCGCGGAACTTGTCGAGGTGCACGCGCAGGCGGTCCAGCTTCTCGGAGTACTCGGAGGTCAGCGCCGTCAGGGCCTGGAACTCCGCCGGGGTCAGCGGCTCGCCGCCCTCGACCTTGAGCACGGGCTGGGAGAAGGGGAGGGAGTTGAGGTCCTCAAGGAGGTGGATCTCGCCGAGGAGGTCGGACAGAGTTGGGGCGGGCATGGGATCTCCATGTTCTGGGGGTGGTAGGTGGGGCGGCGCTCAGTGGGCGGGCGCGCTGACCGTCTCGGAAGGGACTGTGGTGGGGTCGAGGTGCTGGAGGCCGTAGCCGCGGAGGGCCTGAGATCGCTGTTGGGGGTTCCAAGCGAAGATGTCGGCCATAGCGTTGAGGGCAGACTTCCTGGGGAGGGTTGGCGGTTCTTGGTCCCGAAGCCAGTGCCCGACCGCAGGGCGAGTGCAGGCGACTCCCAGAAGTTCCAACTCGTCACAGAGGCGCTGGTGGGTCCAGCCCTTCTTTTTCAGCCCTTGTTCAATGAGCCTGGCAATAGTCAAAGCGTTCCCTCGTATCGGCGTGAGAGACATTATCATTGTCCCTCGTGGAGATAGCATGGGTGGCCCTGTTGAGACAATATCTTTGTACAGAAAGAGCCTCTACGATTTCAGCATGCTCCCCAAAAGCGTTGCTGCCATTCTCCAAGCCACCCGGAAGACAGCCAACATCCGCCAGGCCGAGCTCGGCCTGAGGGTAGGGGTCTCTCGCCAGCAGATCTCGAACATAGAGAACGGGCGCTCGGATACAACTATCGGCCGCCTCATGAAGCTTGCGGAGGCCCTTGATCTCGATGTGATCCTACGGGTGGTTCCTCGGCAACAAGCGCATTTAGGCCAGCTGCTCGCTGGAATTGCCGCTCTCCCAGCAAGGGACCAGGCGCGGGTCGCAAAGCTCGTAGTGGCGTTGCCGGGGCTCGATCAGCGTTCGGAGATGCTCCTTGATGTGCTGCTGACGCCGGATGAACCAGCGTCAGCACAGGAGCCTCTGGAGGCACATCCTGGTGTTGAGGGCGTAGTCCAGAACATCGGCTGAGCAGCTCCAGGACTAATGCCAGGGTCTCAGGATCTGCTGTTTTGAGCATTGGGACTATCTGTACGTACAAGCCAAGCACGTGAGCGTCTGCTTCGTCCGAAGCTAATTCGGTACGATTCCTCACGCATGATGGACGCTTTTTAGACAATATCTTTGTCTTTACGGGTGGGACAGTGCTATTGTCCTTTGCGTCCCCGCAGAGGTTGCTGTGCTTCTCTTCTCCGCTGATCGCCTCTCCAGAGGCTGGTTCAACAATATGGAGACTCATTCTTCTGTTGCAAGTCGGCATGCTCGCTCGATTTGTGCTGGCGTCCAAGTTTTGCCTCCCTTCGGGTCTCCAAAACATATACCAGGGCAGGCCGATTGTCTAACCCCGTTCGCTGAGGCCGGCTCGACACCCACCTCCAGTGTAGGAGCGCCGGCGCCTACCCCTGTCCGGGCTGAGCCCTTCTCCCCCTGCGCGGCCTGCCCCTGTCCGGGCGGCTGCGAGCTGTATGGCTGCGCTCTGCGCCCTCTCACCGACAAGGGGGCACAGTGACCACCTCTCAACTCCGCTGGGGCTGGCAGGCCCGGTACGAGCTGTGGTCTTGCGCGCGCCCTGGGGACCAGCTCGCCAGGGACCTGACTCCCTCCATGCGCCAGGCGCTGGCTCTTCTCGCGCCACAAGCACCGAACACCTCGGCGCCACGGGTCCAGACCCGCGCAGTGAACGTGCATGCCACCACGATCCACGCACTGAACGAGCGAGGGTTGTGTGTCTGGGCTCGCTGGGGTGAGCGGGTGGCTCGCCTCACCCCCCCAGGGGTGAAAATCGCTCACCGCCTGAACTGCGATTCAGGGCCCACCCCGGCCTGCCTGGTGGGCTTGCCGCCCGCGAGCACGCGCCTCTTGGAGCGGTTGAGAGACACGATCGTCAAAGCCGCTCCCGGGGTTCGCTTCTGGATTCCCGCGCACGTCTCCCCCTCCCGGGCCCTCTCGCGCCGCGGGTTGGTCGAGTTCCGCCCGCGGCGCCGGCGGCGCGCTGACCCGTACCCGAAAGGCTGGTCGGTCGAGGTCTGCGCCACGCCCGACGCCATCGAGCTCCTCTTCCCCCGAGGTCCGCAGTGAACCCCATCCGCCTCGACCGCCTGTCTGCCCTCCAGCAGCAGGCCCTGGCCACCCTGGCGAACGGCCCCACCTGGTGCGCCACGGCGTCGGTCGGGCTCCACCCCAGCACGATCAACGCGCTGTACCGCCTGGGCCTGGTCGAGCGCCGCCGAACGACCGGCGCGCTGGAGGCCAGCCTGACCAGCCTCGGGTCCAACTTCGCGGCCCAGCTCCACGGCGCCCCCTGCGCCCCCTGCGCCGAGCTGGAGCTGGACCTGACGCCCGCGCAGGAGGAGTTGATCACCCGGCTCCAGAACAGCCGCCCCGGCGCCTGGGTGCCCGCTGACCCCCGCTCCGCTCGCGTCCTGGCCCGGGAGGGTGGAGTCGCCGTCAGGCCCCGCAGCCCCCAGGACATTGCGACCAGCCCCTACCCCCGCCGTTGGACCGTCGAGGTCCAGCTTCGATTCGTCCGGGTCGCCTTGACGCGCCCCACCCTCTCCAGGAGAGCAGCATGAGCAGCCTGCCCGATCCCTCCACGACCCTTCGCCGCAACACACCGGGCCACCGCCCCGGCTTCGAAGCCCGGCCCCTGCGGGACTTCCCGGAGGCACGCGACCCCGACGGGTGGGTCTGGGGACCGTTCGTCACCGTCGACATCGGCCCCAGCCTCCTCGACCTGATCGAGGGGCTCCAGCTCTGCTGGGCGCTCCAGCGCTCCGGGCGGGTCCGCTGCGCCCTCCCGCTCGTCGGAGGCGACCCCGAGCGCCGGCGCTTCATGGCGCGGGTGGGCCTCGTCCACCCCGACGCCCACAACGCCCCCACGCCGCTGATCCCGTACTTCGACGACATGGTGGGCCCCTGGGGGCCGCGCGCCCCGGAGCACCCGCGACTCCTGTGGGCGTGCGCTGTGCTGGGGGTTCCGCTCGACGCGCTGAACGGGCCCCTGCTCACCCGCCCCAACCCGATCCAGGGCCCCTTCTTCGGGCCGACCGGGGGCTCCCCTCGCGCGCCCCGCGTGCTGGTCGCGCCCGGCGGAGAGAAGGAGCTGCACGCCGCTGCCCACGAGCTCCAAGACATGGGCGCCAGGATCTACCTGGCCCGCGACGCCCTGCTGCCCCCAGAAGACCGACCGCCCGTGACCCCGCCGGACGCCGCGCTGCTCGCGCTCTTCGGCTTGCTCCGAGAGGCCGACTTCGTGATCAGCAGCGACGCCGCGCTGACGGCGATCGCCGCGACCTGGGGCACGCCCACCGCGGACTTCTCCGGCGCCCCCTGCGCCTCCTGGGACGTGGCCGGCGTCGCGCTGGACAGGCTCCGCCCCTTCTTCGCCAGCGAACTGGACCGCTGCGGGTGGACCGACGAGGGGCCCCCCACCGTGGCGGAGTCCGCCTACTGGGTCTTCCGCACGCCCCTCCGCCCCTCCGCGCCGGAGGCGACGCCGTGAACGCCACCACCCACAGCGCCGCCTCGCGCCGGCGCCGTCGCTCCTACCAGTCCAGCGTCGCCGGGCGGGTGGCTGCCTGCAGCTCTGTCCGCGCCGACTACCTCCGCGACAGCGGCCAGGACGCCCACGCCAGCGCCGACGACCTCGAGCAGGCCGCCGCGGCGCTGCGGGAGCTCGACCACCGGCACGCCGCGCTCAGCGCCCTGCTCGTCGAACTCCAGGCCACCCAACCTGACCTCGGCTCCATTGACCACCCAGGCGCCTGGATCGTGGCGAGGGAGCGCCGGCGCGCGATCGCTGCGCTGGAGTCCCTCGTCGCCCTGGGCACACCTCAACAACGAGAGCTGACATGAGACGCAGACAGCAGGAGCGCTCCGCGGAGCGCGAGATAGCGGACAAGATCACAACCATCCGAATCGCTTTGGCAGCGGCTGAGAGTGAGGCCGCCACCGCAGGCGGCTACGCGCGCCGGGCGCAGATCGAAGCGGAACGCGCCCAGGGCTGCGCCCGTAGGGCTGAGGCGAGCGTCCAGAAGGCGCTGGAGGCGCTGGAGGCGCTGGAGGCCCTGGGCACGCCCGAGCAGCGGGAGCTGACGTGAGCCGCTCTTCGAAGCCCCGCCGCCCTGGCTCTCGCACCGACCGTGGGCGCATGACCCTGATCTTCGGGCGCTGGCTCCCCGCAGCCACGTTCAAGGAGCACACGGCCAGCTGCGACCCGCTCGAGCCCGCCAACCCCGACCACCAGACCGCCCTCCAGCGCGCCGGCCTCCGAGGTCGCGCCCCGACACCAGGGTCTGCCCTGGCCCGGGCCATGAGCCGGAGCCGCTGACCATGCCCACCGTCGACGATCTTCTCGCACAGGCCGAGGCCGAGCTGGCCGACACCCTGGGCACCCTCCAGCGCCAGAAGGTCCGCGTGGAGATCCTCCGCGAGGTCGCCGCGCTGACCTCAGACGCGCCCCCAGCTCCGACGACGGCGCCGCCTGTGGTGTGCCGCCCGCGCCTTGCGGCCCAGCCTGCGGCCCAGGTCGCCGTCCGCTACGGCGGGTTGAGCCACCAGGTCCACTCCGTGCTCTCCCACCGGGGGCCGCTGCGGGTCAAGACGATCGCCCAGCGCATGGGGCGCCCCTCCAACCAGATCTCCAAGATCCTCTCCGACGGGCGAATGAAGCTGTTCGAGCGGACCAGCGAGGCGAAGTTCGCCCCCTGGCAGGCGATCCCCGGGGTGCTCTCGCTGCTGCCAGATCCGACCCCGGAGCCCGTCCCCCAACGCCTCCCCCCCGGCCCGCAGCCGGCGCCGCGGGGCACGTCGCGGCCCATACCCCCCGACGCCCGACCGACGCCGACAGAGCCGGCAGGGTGGTTCACAGTCCGAGAGGATCCCACCGGGCGCCGGTACCGGCGAACCGGGCTGACCTGGCGGATCCACCGCGTCCTGTTCGCTGACCCGTTTCCGCTCTCCGCCCGAGACCTCGGGCGCCAGCTCCAGGCGACGACGACCAACGTCCAGACCGCGCTGGAGAACGGCGAGGGGATCTGGTTCGAGCGAGACGAAGAGCGACAGCGGCTGTGGAAGGCGCTGTTCGTCGAGACCACCCCGGCCCTGTCCCGGAGCACCTCGTGAACGCCGCCCAACTCCCCGAGGAGGACTGAGCCCATGCTGCGTCGTGTAGCCGTCACCGTGGCGATCGCCGTAGCCGTGGGCTGCGCACTGCCCGGGGCCCCCATGGCGGTTCGGCTCGCCGTCGTTGTGATCCTCGCCGTAGCCGTGGCCGGTGCGCATGCCGTGTTGCTTGCGCTGGAGCCCTTGGAACTACCTGGGTGGCTCGCCGGCGCCCTCGGGCTCGTCGTGTGCTTCGCCGGGGCTGTCGTCGGCGCCCTCGAGTTGCTCGTCGTCGTGGCGGCTGCGCCTACCGGACCACCATGGGGGCTTGGGATCTGATGAACCTCGGCGCGCGAGTCGTGGAGCTCCTGGAGCAGATCGTCGCCCAGGTGAACGCCGGCGCCCCGCCGCCGGCGCTCCTGACGCCCCACGCCTGCGATCTGTGGCTCGGCCGCCGCCAGGGCTGGACCCGCGAACAGATCCGCGCTGGCACGATCCCCGCCTACGACCTCGGCGGCGCCCGGGGGTATCGTCTGGTGCCCGCTGAAGTACTCGCTGCCCTCCCGCGGGCTGGAGGTCGCCATGCCCAGGAAGAAGACCGTCTCGATCCGAACCGACCGCCGACGCCTGGACCCGGAGACCGGAGCGCCCTACAGAACGCTCCGCTGGACCGATCCGACGACCGGCCAGCGCAGCAGCAAGGCCCTGGGGTATCTGAGCGACCTCGAGGCCGAGGACGCCGCCGAGGACCAGCGCGCTCGCCTGCGGCTGAATCTCGCCTCCGCGAGTACAGACGTCAGCGGGATCGTGACCGTTGACGAACTCGTCGAGCGCTTCATCGCCGAGGGGCTGCACGGTGGACACGAGCACATCCGCGCCTCCCTGAGCCGTCTCGGCCACCTCGGGCGCCTGCTGGGCGAGACCCGCGTCGATCAGATGAGCACTGCCGTCCTCCGGCGGTACCAGGCCCAGCGCAAGCGCGAGGTGACCCGCCTCGGCGCTCCGACCGCCTCCTACTCGGTCCACACCGAGGTCAGCCAGCTCCGCACCGCCTGGCGGTGGGCTCGCCAGGTCGGCCTGGTCACGCAGGAGCCGCCGCCGTCGCCGTCGCGGGCCACGCTGGAGAACGACGCCCGCCCGCCCCGGTGCCTGACCGAGGGCGAACTCCGCCAGATCCTCGAGCTGGCCCGAGAGCTCTGGGGGGAGGACGCCGCGATGCCTCGCCTCCTGCAGTTCACCGCCTGGTGCCCCCGGCGCCCGAAGGCGATCGGTGAACTCCGGCGAGAGGACTGCGCGCGGGTGCTCGATCCGGCGCTCCCTCGGGCCAGTCAGCTCGTCTACTGGCGGGCGGACAAGGGCGGGGAGGGGAGGGGCTGGGGCCCGATCCCAGAGCCGGCGCGGCGCGCGCTGGTCGCCCAGCTCCAGGCTACCGCGGAGGACGCAGCCCCGGACGATCGAGTCTGGACCACGCCGAAGGGCCTGCCCCTGGCGTCGACCCGCTGGGGCAGCTACCGGCAGCGGATCCAGAAGCACCTGGCTGAGAAGATCGAGGCGGCCCGGGCCGAGGGGCGCACCCCACCAGCGGCGATCCCGAAGTGGACCACCTACGACCTACGGAAGTTCGGCGCCTGGCAGGTCTACCAGCGCTGCAACAACCTGCTGATCACCGCCCGCTACACCGGGCACACCGACCCGGCGACGCTGCTCAAGCACTACCTGGCGGCCTGGCCAGGCAGCGCCGAGGACCTCGCTGAGGCCATTGACTGGACGCCCGAGATCCTCCCGCTCCGAGCTGTGAGCGGGTGATTTTTGGGCGCAGATCTGGGCGCAAGCCTCGTAACTGTCTGCAATGAGTGGCTATCCCAATTTGATCTTGACCAACTGTTCAACACTCGAAGTTCAATAATTACAGTTGGTTGGATTCTGGTTGGCTCGCTGAATCACCCAGAAAACGCCCCTCTCGGCCCCAGCAATGGGCGCAAAGTGGGCGCACATGTTTACGGCGCTGTAGACGATATTTGCTCAGCGATCATAGATAGGCGCCCCACCCAGGCGACTCACACCCTACGATCCAGGGCATGTCCGATCAGCGCCTGACCCTGTACGGCCACCTCGCGCGCCAGCGACGCGACGCGCAGGCCCACGCCCGAGCGGCGCACGTCCAAGGCCGGGGGGCCGAGGAGGCAATCTGGCAGGCGCTCGCGCTGCGTTGCCTTGAGGAGATGTGGCTGATCGACATGGTCGAGGGGGCGGAGCCGGCGCCCTGGGATGAAGAGGCGCTGAGGCAGGCCAGGGCCGAGCGGGCGCCGCTGCGCAGCCCGTCGTTGCGGCTCGTCGCCGCGGTGGCGCTCCTGAGCGCTCTCGGGGGCGCTGCGCTGGCGCTGGCTATCGCTTCCAGCGTCTGAACACCGAGAGCCGTTGTGCGTCGGGCAGGCTGCTCCAGCGGCTGCCCCAGGCGTCGGACAAAATCGCCTCGAACGCGGGCCGGTCGTCGTCGGTGGCCTCGGTGTTCAGATCGGCCCAGACCTCCGTCAGGGTGCGCGAGGTCGGGCTGTAGTCCGCGTCAGTGTTCAGGAACGTCTCGTCTATGTTCGCCGAGCCCCGGTGGATGTGGATGCCCAGCGAGAGGCAGGTGAGCGCGCCGGCGGCGCTCACGCGAATGTGGTCCTCGCGCTCGACGTTGTCTTCAGCTTGTCCCATGGTCAGTGATCCTCGGTAGCGTAGAGAGGGGGCGGGGGTGGACGGCCTTCTACCACTTCGCGCGCGCGCTCGTGCAGCTGACGCGCTCGCGCGACGCCGTCGCGCCCCAGGCGACCGGAGAACGTCGCGCGCTCCGGGCCCGGGACTCGGCTCTCCAGCGTCAACAGCCCGAGATCCAGAAGCGCTCGGACGCGCGCCCGATCGCTCATGGGGTCGCCTCGCAGCGCCAGGCCTCGACGAGCGCCACCAGGTCGCCGGCGCTCAGCAGCCCCAGGGCGAGCGCTGCGAACGCCAGCGCGACCAGCGCCCCGCGCCAGGTCGAGACCAGCGCCGCGATCCCGGTCGCTGCGCGCCAGAACTGTCCGCGCGCCTGGGCGAGTTCGCTGGCGGCGCCGATGTGCACCCGGATGTCCTCGCGGAGATCCGCGAGGCCGCCCGTCGCCAGCGCAGCAGCCTCGACGATCGACTGCTGCCCCCCCGATTCCAGGAGGAGATCGTAGAGTTGCTCGGCGTCGGCCTGGGCAGACGCGGCGAGTTCCAGCGCCGCCTGCAGGTCAGCGAGCGCCGGCGGTTCCTGTCGGGCGGCCCGATCGCCAGCGAGCGCGCGCAGCCCCGCGAGCTGCTCGACTCGGGCTCGGGCGTCGCCTGGTCGGTAGACCTGATCGAGGATTGAGAGAATCCTCGGGGATCCGGTCGCCTCCGCTTCAGTCACGCGGCAACCGGCGGAGCTCGGCGAGCGGGGCGGTGACTTCGACGGCGATCAGCCACGCCCCGCCGCCGGGGGTCGGCCCCGCCAGCGTCAGGTAGTCGAGGCTCTTGGCGGGCCCGTCGACGGCGCCGGGGTGGATCCGGGCGCCCTCCCGACCAGCGAGCGCGTCGCGCCAGACCGCCAGCGGCGCGCCCTGCAGGATCTGCCCGAGGTCCTGCCCGAGCAGGGTGCTCTCGCGAAACGCGGCGTCGCCGATCGCCCCGCCGGCGCAGGCGAGGACGCGCCCGTCGGCGCCGGCGGTCTGGACCCCGATCGGGGCCGACTCCAGGGCGCTGATCAGCTGCGCGGCGTCGTGCCCTCGGCGGCGCTGGCGGATCTGGTGCTGGAGCCAGGCCAGTGCGAGGCCGAGCGCGAGGCCGAGCAGGTAGTCCACTACGCCGCCCGGGCCTTGCGGAGGTCGCGGAAGACCATGCCGAACCCGGAGATGATCCGCTGCTCCGCCGCCTCGCCGACGACATCGACGCCCTTCACCCGGGCGCGGATGTCGACGTCCGCGGCGATCTGGCGCGCCATCTCGTCGATCTCGGCGTCGGTCGCGTTGATGTCGATGTCGCTGACCTCGTCGTAGATGGTCGGGAGCTTGCGGAGGATCTGCCCGACGGGGCGAGCGAAGCGCGGGCCATCTTCGGCGAGCTCGGCGAGCAGCTCGACGGCGGGGAGGGTGTAGCGGATGAGCTTGCTGATCATCATGGGGGCTCCAGGTTGTGACCGCGGTTGTCGCGGCGGGGCTATGGGCGCCGATCTGGACAACCAGATCGGCAACCCGGGAGGCTCAGACGCGCGGGGGCCAGCGCCAGTCGCCGACGTCAGCCCCCGCGGTGGACGAGGTGATCCAGTCAGGGTGGGCGGGATCGGTCCCGTAGATCGGGAGCGCGTCGGCGTCGTTGGCGCCGTCGAGGAAGAGGCGCAGGTTGACGCAGTTGTCAGACCAGACGGCGGTGACGATGGCTGGGCGCCAGCGCTCGACGTCCTCGTACTTGTTGGGGAGGCGGTAGTGGACGATGCGTCCGATGGAGGGCTTCATGGTGGGCTCCTTGTTGGTGTTCAGATCTGAACGGGTCAGGCCGCCAGGGCGACGACCCGGCGGCGGAGGTTGGCTTCGACGCCGTCGACCAGCGCGACGGCGATCGCCTTGCAGGTGCCGTCGACCTTGCCGGGCGTGAGGAGGTGAGCGTGGTGGTCGACCGCCAGCGGCTCGAAGCAGACGCCGGCGACGTTCCGGGGGCCGCTGTAGATCCCGTCGATGGTGTGGAAGGCGTTGGCCGTCCACTCGTCGGGGTGGGCTGCCAGGGCCAGGTGTCGGGGGATGGAGGGCAGGCGCCGCGCGAGGGCGGCCCGGATGTCGTCGCCCAGCTCCGCGCCCAGCCGGCTCCGGTGGTCGTAGCAGACCAGGCTGTAGTCGCGCCCCGGGGCGACGCTCACCCCGTAGGCGTTCATGTGGCAGGCGACGTAGACGGCCGGCCCCGGGTGGCGCCTGGCCAGCACGTTCGCGCGCTCGTGGCGCTCGCCGTAGTGGCCCGAGTCGATGACGACGACCCGGACGCCGGCCTCCTCGAGGAGGGCGCGGGCCGCGCTGATGTAGAGGCCGGTGAAGTAGACCTCCTGCTCGTGGCGCTCGACGGCGCCGTCGTCGTCGATGTCGAAGCCGGCGCCGCGGTCGTCGCGCCCGGGCTTGCCGTAGTGCTGGCGGTCGAGGATGCAGATCATGGTCAGGTCCTCCTACAGCGCGGGGAGTTCGGCGAGGACGTAGTGGCCCGCGTCGAGGTCGAGGCCCGTCACCGCGGCGCCGGGGTCGTTGTGCTCACCGAAGGCGACGTAGAAGTCGGCCCCGCTGCTCAGGTCGTACGCGACGTCCTGCTCGGTCGCCTCCAGGGTCGCGCCGGCGGCGTCGAGGAAGAGGAACGAGACCTGGCTGATGTCGTCGGACCCGTTGATGTGGGCGATGACGCGCACGCGAACACAACCAGCCTCGGTCGCTGGAGTGCCCGCCGCGGTGCCGGTGTGCGTCTTCCGCTTCCGCGTCCCGCCGTCGTCGACGATCCCGCAGCCGACCGCCCAGGTCCCAGGGCCGGAGGGGCTCATGAAGCCCACGCCGCACCACACGTCCGCCGGGAGGGTGTTGACGAGGATCTCTCCGATCAGGGCCCGGGCGTCGTCGGCGCTGCTGACCGTCTCCTTCAGCAGGCCGCACTGGCTGAGCTGCCGGTTCGGGCTGGAGCCGCCGCCGTCGAAGTCGATGACCACGTTCGGGGCGGTGCCCGACAGGTCGTTGATCGTGACCTCGTTCAGCACCTGGGTGGCGCTGGACTGGTCGAAGTTGGCCCAGGCCGCGGTGCTCGATGTGGCGGGGTTGCTGGTCGTGACGTTGACCTGGGGCTGGGCGAGGGCGCTCACCGGGACACCCGCCAGCCGGCGGTGATGATGATCTCCACCTCGATCACGTTGTCGGCGTTGCCGCCGTCGACGTTGTGCTTGAGGTAGAGCTTGCCCTCGGGGGCGTAGTAGGGCGTGCCCAGCGCGCCGAGGTCCGCGGCGCCGGGGTTGAACCGGGCGGCGGCGGCGGCGGCCTCCAGGACCATGTCGTCGGCCTCGTCGCTCGCGTCGGCGACGCGCCGGAGCTCGGGCTGAACGGTGGTCGATCCAGTGCCGGAGATCAGACTCACCGAGCACTTGTGGATCCGCCCGCGCTGGGGCAGGCCGGAGATCGTCAGCTCGTCGGCGACGGCCTGCGCGGTCAGGCGCTCGGAGACGAGGTACTCCCCGCCGGAGGGGGTGGTGGGGGTCGCGGCGGTGTCGGCCATGGTGGCTCCCGGGGATCAGGCGACGTCGCGGACGTCGCGGAGGGGTGAAGGGATGAGGATGAAGTCGAACAGCAGCGCGCTGGCGGTCAGCGCGCGAGGCCGGGCGACGGCCAGGCGGTTCGTCAGGTAGAGCTCGTCGTCCGTCAGCGCGACGAGCGCCCCGGGCTGGACCCAGGCGTGCTCGACGCCGCAGCGGTAGGTCAGGACG